CTTACGACAAAAAGTATCATAAGGCATTTGAGCGACATCTTGAATATTAGTATTCAACAAATTTGCGTCAATACGTTCTGCAATCTTTTCTTCTGACATTTCACATGTAATGTATAGAACATTCTTGCCCATCAACAAATGATTTGCCGCAAGGTCACACATAAACAGAGACTTACCAACACCTGTACCAGCGAGACAAATGTTAAGAGTTTTTTTAGACAGTCCGCCCTTAGTAATTTTGTTGAATAGGTCAAGATGGAACTCAATCTTTTCTTCTACACGTTGATAAAATTCATATCGGGCCTCAAAATCATCTATAAAATCATGTCCGATATTACTATCAAATGACACACCCAATGCGTCCTGTAGCATTTTCGGCAACTGTCCCTTATTTGCAGGTTCGTCATTTAAAATACCAATCGACTTCATAACAGCATTATATAATGCACGATCTTGACACCACTTTTCAGTCACATCAATTTGCCATGCACTATTCCTATGGTCGTCTTTATTCTCTTCCATACTCTTGATAGTTGATACCGATTCCGTATATACGTTTTCGCCAACATTCAATTCATCCAAAGAGATCAGTAATGAATCCCTAGTTGGATTTGTATTATACTTTTCAATGTGATGTTGCACCATATCAAATATCACTTTATTTGATTCGGTTACAAAATATTCCCTTTCAATAAAAGGCAGGGTTTTTCTCACATATTCTTCGTCCGAAAAAAGACAATTCAATACTGTTTGTTCAGTCAATTCCATTAAGTTTATTCGCTTCCTTTATCAATCTTTCAGATTCTTGTTTCAAATGTTCAGCCTGTCGTTTCAAACTCTCAGACTTTTCTTTATCAGTCAAAGTATTAAATAAAGACATTGTAGTTGGTTCTTTATCTTCTGTTCCGTATACTGCACCCCATTTATCTTCTGGACATGCAATATTTGCAATTTTCGCCTTTGCGGGCATAAAACACCCACAAGATTTACACATCTTTATAGTCGGTTGAAATTGGTCACATGATTTACATATGGTCAATCTCTCCTGATACATGTATTTTGAGGCAAATAACTTGCTCATCCACCTACCCTGTACTTGGCAATGATCCAATCATTGAATTTTGTGTCGGCAAGAATAGGTTCCCAAAATTCTGCACTATGGGTTTCCTTTTCGCGGAATTTCTTTTCAATGACTTCTCCGGTCTCCATATCGACATGTTGTAACCATGCCCCAGATCTTAATAATACACCATAACCTAGTGCCATGTCAAGGAGTCCTGAGAATTTATCTACACCCTTTTCCCATGAAACTGAGATAGGAATTTTAGATTTTTCTTTTACAAACCGCGACTTTTCAACATTAATTACAAAGTGATATCCAGCAATCTCTGTACCCACTTTATCCTGTTGACGGCCGATAATCCAAATGGTATCTGCACTATAATACATACCAGTACCACCAGATACAACCTTAGTAGGGAACATACCCTGAGAGTCGTATGTGTGGTTGATAGCAACCATAGGAATATCTTTCATGGTGAGATGTGGTGTAATCATACGAAACAACGACTTAAACTGCTTAGCGCGTGTCATGTCTGCTGCGCTACTACCTTTCTCTGCATCATCGACTTCTTTCTTAGATGCCAAGTTACCAACCGAATCCACCATAATGAATACTTTGTCGTCCGTATCTAATTCTTTTAATTGTGATACCATATCAAATTTGAGTTCTTCTAAATCTGTAACAGGCACATGCACAATTCGACTTGTATCAATTTCAAAAATATCAAAGTATGCTTGCGGTGTACCAAATTCTGAATCATAAAACAAAACAATCGACTCTGGATTGGCGTCCATATATGATTTCATCATAATCAGACCAAATGCAGTCTTAAAATGTTTTGAAGGCCCTGCGAGCATTGTAAGTCCAGATGTAAATCCGCCATTTAATGTACCAGAGAATGCAATATTCATTGCTGGAATGTGTGTCGGGGTACTGGTTTTATCATTTAAGTATTTTGATTCTGATAAGACATTTACCCTACCGTCTTTGAAAGAAGAGTTCTTTCGTAGTTTACTCATTAGTCCTGTAGCCATTTATTTCTCCTATTCGATTCTTTTATTATAACATAAAATATTGGGTTTGTCTAGTCTAAAAATTCACCTAATGGGTTTATCTGTTCAATTCTTTCTTGACAGATTTTAAAATAATCCTCTGATTTCTCAATGCCAATAAAGTCAAACCCCAAGTCTTTTGCTGCCATACCAGTAGAGCCGGAACCCATGAATGGATCAAGTACAGTACCACCTTTAGGCGTGACAAGCCTCACTAAGTATTTCATTAATTCTTGTGGTTTGACTGTTGGATGTTTGTTATTTTCCCCACGTTCTTTTTTTGATACTTTTGGGCAATAGAAGAAACGCGCCCAATCTTGCTGTAGTCCATCGTGCATTATATTTGCTGGGAATCTACCCTCAACATCTTCATCAGATTCAACCCGACTAGCATCAATATTGATAGCACCAGTTCCGTGTTTCAACACATTCTTGGCAACAGTACTTTCAGATATTGGTTTTCGCCCGACTGCAATCGGTTCGTGTGCTGGTTTGAGTGCAGTACCCCAACCTTCCCATTCATTACAAACTTCTCTTATTTCTTCATATTTTACTGCACCAATTTCTGTAGGTTGATAATCATTTTTATGTTGGTTTCCTCTGCCGCCACTTGCATTTGCACCCCACATTTTTTTTTCTCCAACAACTTTACCCACATTACCCAGTGTCTTATCAACATTTTTTCCAATATTGTGAGACTTAGGAAATCCACTTCCATACAACCACATCATTTGATCACGAATTTCAAACCCAGCATCCTCAATCGCAACCGCCATTCTATGATAATTGCGTGAAGCAGAAAATGCAAGTAGATGTCCACCTGGCTTCAATAATTCCCAAGCAAGTCTCCAAGTCTCGGCACGAAATGCAACATCACCACCGTCCCACTCTTGACCCATAAATCCACCAGCAGACATTCTTGCATAACCGTCACCGCGAGCTCTCGCTCTTTCTGAAGTCTTAGTATCATCGCTCAGAGATGTTTTTCCAAATCTGTCTACGATAGATTGTAGATGATATGGTGGGTCTGTAACTACCGCATCAACTTGAACGCCTTGGTCAATTAATTTCTGCATTTCTTCAATACAATCGCCGTTAATAATCATCTATTTCTCCTAAAAAAAGTCGTCTATTGTAAATCGTTTTTCTACATCCCAACCAATCGCATCTGTCACCGATTTGACAGGTTCTAAAAATGATTTGTCGAATTGTTTTGTTTTGTCTATAAATCTGTCCAGATCAAACTCTTTTGGCAACACATTTTGAATTGCAATAGTATTGTTTCCGATAGGATTGGGCTCTTTGAGATACACAAATTTAATCTTTTCACCTTCTTTTACAAGCGGGTGGGTCATTTCTAAATTATGTTTCTTGATTAGTCTGTTGAAGTGAATAACACCCTTCACATGAATTGGTGTACCCTTTTTGAATAATTCAACTGGACATTCATACTTTTTCAGACCGTTTACACCTCTTGGAAAACATATATCTTCGACTGGCAGTGTGTTGAACTCTTCTCTAAATTGATTGATAAATGTAATCAACTGTTCGTTGTTACCATTCATAATAACTTTGAATATTTCTCGCAGTTTTTCACGACAAGCAGCAGGAGTAGAAGAACGCACAGCCTCAATACCCATGATTTTAAGTTCCGGTGTCTTATATCGCACACCTTCATTATCGTGTACATTAAGGATATATCGTTTCTTTGCAGTCCACAAACCTTTAGATGCAATGACTTCGCGTTTCATTTGCATCTTCTGCTCATATGCATTCATATAGTCAGCAAGATCTTGATAACTCTTATCAATAAACGGTTCCAACTTTTCCGAAGCAATAGTGTCAAGGAAGTTAATGATCTTGGCCTCGCCACCTTCTGTCGCAAGTACCTTTTCCGTATCAAACACCTTGTCAACCAAGTCGCCAAGACGGATGTAAATCGCATCCGTGTCGGAAGCAATAACGTAGTTAATTTTTTCATCATTTTTGAGAACCTTGTGCAAATAGTCGTTTACTTTGTTTTCGATCCATCTAATACTTAGTTGTCCAGAAAGAGTGATAGATTCTGCCTGTCGAATATCGTAATATCTAAAATACTGATTACCCAACGCACCATAAGCGGAGTTCAACAAAATCTTTGCAGCCATCTGTTTATTGTGCAATTGAGAAATTCGTTTCTTGAGATAGACAGGATCGCCGCCGTCTACTAATTCCTGCTTGCACTTAAGCATTTCTCTTTTTGAAATAACACGTTCGTCATACATATTTTTCATAAGTTTGGGCAGAAACCCCTTCTTATCATTATTATATAACACGCCAGATGGAGTTAGAGAAACATTTGCAGCGCGACACTGAGAAGTATCGGTTTTCATTTCCAATAGTTCGTTTACGTTTGTATCGAGTCTATCGGTATTGACCAATGTTTCTGGACTGATATTGTATTGCATAATCAAATGTGGATACAAACTATTCAAATCGAATGACAATACCCAATCGTGTACGCCTAGTTGTGGTTCTTTAACATACGCGCCAACATAAGCGTCAGACTTGTGTTGTCTAGCCTTGGGTGGTACAACCACATTGTCCTTTTTAAGAATATGAAATGCAATCGAGTCCCATGTTCTGATTGGAGACATGACCTCTTCAAAATTAATTTTTGCAGAATAAGCAACTGTTATCAAAAGATCTAGAAGTTTCATCTTTTCATCTAGTTTATCTACCAATTCTACATCGATAATATTGTAGTCGATATATTTTTGATAATCCTGTTTATAGAATAGGTGCATTGCAGAAAATTCAGAATGGTCTAGTTTTTTCTTGCCCAATTCTACAAAGGCGATATGATCGAGTCTATAACTTTCTTGCGTGACATATGTGAACTTCTTATACAAATCAAGATAATCAATAATACTAACACCCGACAAGGTGATTTCAGTAGAGTCTTGACCTCTAAAATTCATATGCTTTTTGTCAACTTTTCTCCAAGGCGAGAGTCGTTTCATTTCAGAATCACCTAGGATTTTTGTGATACGATTTACCAGATAGTGCATGTCAAATGAATTAACATTCCAACCTGTAATGATATCGACATCAGCGGCTTCATACAAATTGAGAAACGACTTTAACAATTCCATTTCACTTTTGCACTTGTAATATTTAATTTCTAAATGAGATACTTCGGGCGACTTGTTTTCCCAATCACCCAAACCCAACACAGTATAAAGATCGCCGCATTTCATGGTGATCGCATTTACACGCTCTTGAGCAACATCTGGTTCGGGAAATCCCTGTTCGCACTCGACCTCAATATCAATATTCATAATATTAATTTTATCAATGTCAAATTCCATTTCTGGATAATTGTCGGCGATAAAGGGATATGTATAGGTTTGCATACCATACCAATCTGTAACGCCTTCTGTGGATTTTACTTTTCCACGGGCGGCTCCGATTGACTCGAATTTAACTCTTTTAAGACTTTTTCCATCTAAAGATTTGTATTTTGAAGAACTGTCTCTTGTTTCGTAAAATAAAGATGGTTCATAATCCATCCTCTTAGATTGTCTTTCGCCGTGTTCATTAACCTCACGAACTAGAATTTTACTACCAATGTTCTGTACGTTTGTATAGAATTTCATGTATGATCTCACTAAATTTAATAATATAATTTTATCACAAAAAAGGGGTCGTTGTCAACCCCTTTTTGATTTTATGGCATTTTTACATATGCATGATTACTGGGTCCAGCTGGACTTGCAGTTTTGATAGAGGGTTTTGAAGGTGGCAAAACCAATCCACTTCCAAAAACCTGATTATATTCATTTGTCAATTCATTAACCGGATCTACTATAAATCCTATATAATGATTTTTCAAATCCAATCCATCTGTACTTTGAGTATATGGCATAAATGGAGATAGACCAACTCTAGCTGTCGCGGTGGTCGTATCAGAATATGATGCAACTATCTGACAAACATTTTTTAAATGCCAACCACTATCATCTGACAGTTTAGATATATGTCCCATCAATTCTTCGCCAGAAATAAGACGAACGACTTTTATCATTTAAGACTCTGTTTCTTCTGTTTCTGGTTGTGGTTGAATATTTGCAAAATATGAAATGATAGTTTTGAGTTTTCCTTCTGCCTCTTCTAGTTTTCCAACCAAAATATCCATTTCTTCTATCACATTTCCATGCTCACCCACACCTACAGAATTTTCAAAATATACTTGAAGATTTGCAATTGCTGCATCTCTTTCATATTCATATTTTCTAATAAGTGCTCTCAATTTTAAACTATTTGAATAATCCAACTTCATCAGCTTTCGCTCCCCTTTTTATCCATTTTTTTTCATTCTTAATATGATCTCGAAGAGATTGTTCTAGATTTCTAGCTTCTGGTGTATCTCCCAACCATTTAACGATTCTACGTTCAAACCACTGCCATTCCATATTCAATACTTTTTGTACTACATCTGGATGTGATCTAATAACAATTTTGTTATTTAATAAAGCCTCAATAATTTGTTCGTTAGGCAATCCTGGCGAAAATTTAATATTACCAAGTCCGGCACCTTTTTCAGTTTTATATTGAATTTGTTGATTATCAGATAAAATATCATTAACTGCGTCAACAGATTCCGGCGACATTTTTCTAGATTCTTCTGCCATTACTTTACTATCCATTCTTTTTCATCTTGAATTTCTGACCTGCGAGTTTTACAAAGTTTCATCAATTCATTTAAGTGTTTGCGGGCTCGAACACCAGCAGATTTATTACCACCTACAAATTTCTCGTTTTCGATTTTGTATTGTTCCAATTCGATAGTCAATTGATCGTGAGTTTCCATAGTTTAACATCCTTTAGTTGTGTGGGGGGATCTCTCCCCCCTAATTAAATTATTCTGTAAGAAGTGTTTTCTTACGTTTTTTCCCAGAACCAATTTGAATTTTTCTGGGCCGTTTTTCTTCTGGAATAATATGTTCCAGTTCAATAGTTAGTAGTCCATTTACAATTTTTGCATCATTGACTACCACATCTTGATTCAATGTGAAATTTCTTTCAAAATCTCTGGACGAAATACCTTTATGTAGATATTCAGCCTCAATATCACTTACTGCAACCGTACCAGATACGGTCAGAGTTGACTCTTTGAGTTCAATACTCAATTCATCTTCTGAAAAACCAGATACAGCGACTTCGATACGATAAAACGAATCGTCCTCTCTGATAATATTGAAGGGTGGATAGTTGTTTTGCGTTGTGAGCGATGTACGCTCCAATTCATTAAATAATCTATCGAACCCCACACTATAACGCATAAAAGGGTCTGTCTTAAAATTCGTAACCATGTTTTTTTCCTCCTGTTAAGCAAGGTTTACGTTTGGTCTCTTTCGAGCACCGTGTTGATTTTGCCGTGCAATACGCGCTGGAATCAACGATCCAACATACTATATATAACAAATTTACAGTCCTGTTGACCCAAATCCGCCATTTCTTGAAGTTTTTTGTTCTGGACGTTTAGAAATTTCTTTAATATCCACATCAACCACTGGAACAATCTCCGCTTGAGCAATTCTCATTCCATCTGAGACTTCGAATGGAATATTAGATATATTCAACAACAATACGAAAGTCTGTTCTACATAATCCGAATCTACTACACCTTCACAATTGGCAATGTTGATGCCATTTTTTGATGATAATCCAGATCTGGGGTGAATTCGAAGAGAAGTATCGGTCGACAGATCAAACACCAATCCTGTAGGAATTAACATTCTGTCGCCATGATACATGGTGATTTTTTGATCTACCACTTTCCGCACTGTTTTTACATTTTGTTTATTGTAAAATTTAATTTCATCTCCGTCCCGCATTGATGCCTTTAAGTCGAAACATGCGGCAAGATCAGAACCCTTGACAGGCATATGTGCCTCTGGAAATAACTTATAACAATAAATTCTATCCACTGTACCTCTTGCGTAATCTTTTTCTGCCCATTTTGCAGCCATTGTATAATCCTCATAATTTAATTAAAATAGTCTTTCACGTCTCTGCGAGGGCGATTTCATTGAATAAAATTGCACACTTTCAAATGCAAAAGTGCCGCCTCTCATTTTTGAATAGAATTCTGGTACGCGATTTGGATGCCATTTGCCGAGTTCTACTTCTTTATTCATGCCCGGCCAAGCAGTTCCATTTGTACCAATAAGAATTGCAAGCTGGTCATCTCCAGCATCTTTATACAAGACACTATCTTGATCGTATTTTTTTCCAACCTTTTTTGCAAATCCTTTAAGATTGCCGCTGGAATCTCCTTGATTACCAACTACAACATACGAAATTTCCATTCCATCACCATCTCTGGCTTCTGGTGTACCAAATCCTTCGACATATTTACCTTGGACTTTGATAGCGCCATATCCAGCACCACGAATATCAGTCATAAGTTTGCGATTTCTTGCATCATTTTCTTTACGGGCGAAATCTCCGCGAAATGCAGTAATAATTGCAATAGGTCTTTCTTGAGTATGCTTCATAACTCTTGAAAGTGACGCCTCTTGCAATTCTGCCGGAGTTAGTGCATCATATGCCTGTTGCTCTTGATATTCTTGGAAAGTCTGCATTTTTTACCTTTTTCTTCCGATATTGTACTTGGGCACTAATTCCCATTCATCTTTTTCTTTATGGGAAAGTATTTTGATTTGTGATATTGGAGCCTCTTCAAATTCATCATCTCTAACAACCGTTACCAAACCCCATTCTTTTAACAAGTTTACAATCGTATTTCTTCTTGACCTGTCATTATCTGAAAAATCTGATGATTTACCGTCCAACTTAAATAATTCTTTAAAATGGACAATGTAGTATTTACCTTGTTTGTGTAAAATGTGGCAAGATTGATAAAGTTTTTTATCTTTCTTTGAAGCGACACCAATTCTTGTAAGTGTCTCGCGTATCTTTAAAAAATCTTCTTGATCTGCTAGGGATACTTCCACTAATGATTCTAAAATTGACATAACCTATCCGCCTTTGTTCATTGACTCCCTTATGCAACCGATTTGATCTTTGGTCAATATAGCAAGAGCCTGCTCTGTTTTTTTATTATTATATCCATAATATTGTTTCACACATTCGAAATCATTATGAACAGTTTTCTTGTGCCACTTAGAAAATCTCTTCCGTGGTCGAATACTATTTAGTAAAAAATCGAATTGCATTTTATGATCGGCAGTATGGTGAATATTCATTTCCTGAGCTTGCATTAGACTGTCTTGAAAGTTAGAAAAGTTTCGGTTGATAAGAAATGGAAGATACTTTTTTTCCCACTGATCATCGCCACTATCCATCAACTTCTTTTTGTTGTGGGAAATCGCGGGCACATAGTCTTTGAATAGATCGTAACTCATAATATATTATCCACTTATATATGTGCCACTAGGTCGATACCATTCTTTTTGATTGTGTATCTTACCTAGCAACTCAGTGATACTTGCAAGTTCCTCGTGTATTGCGGTCTTACTTGAGTCTTTCTTTACTGTCAGCAATCTACTGGACAATCTTTTCATTCTATAATGCATAGAATGTTCTATCATATCTAGTTCTTGCAGGTTCAGATCGAAATTTTTGTTATAACTCATTTCCACTCACAATCACACATCAACGCAGTCAAACACGCCACCATGTTAATTTCTTGATCGGCAACAAAGGCAGATTTGTATTGATAGTCTGCAATGTGAATAATAGCCTGTGGAATAGTATTTGATTCCGCATGTTCATACAATCCATTGTAGATAGTTCTAAAAATGGTTGAAGGATCATTATCAAGATTATCAGTTACCCAATGACGCAAAGTAGTAAAGTTTTTGTCGCGCAGGGCGTCAGTCAACTTTTTAATGTTTATCTCGCCGACAGAAGTAAGGAGACCTTCGTCTATCACACCGCCAGCAGAGTACCGTTGCAATTCATTCAAGACTCTTCGCCAGTCGGGGAAATGCTTCATTACAACCTGTTGTGTCACCTTGTCATTCGACTCGATCTTTTCCACTTCAAGAATGTTTTTGACGCGCTTCCAAAATTGATTGGCAAGTTTTGCCTTATCGGATTTATTAATCTTAAACTCAACTAAAGAACAACGACTATGTAGCGGTTCGATAATACGGTTTTTGAAATTGCATGTCAAAATAAATCGACAGTTTGCAGAAAACTCTTCAATAAAACCGCGCAAGGCTGGTTGAGTTGATTGTGGATTCAAATAATCTGCTTCGTCCAGAATAATAACTTTACCAAACTCTTTGCTACTACCTTGGTCAAACGACACAGTGGACGCATAGTTGCGAATCTTTGTTCTGAGAACATCAATACCACTATCTTCGGAACCGTTGATTAACATGTAATCGCTGCCGATTTCATTACACAATGCTTTCGCAAGAGTCGTCTTGCCAACGCCGGGTCCCCCAGCCAGTAGTAGGTTGGGGAGACTGCCGGTATCGACAAATTCTTTAAAGGTTGCTTTTAGCGCATCTGGCAAGATACAACTATCAATATCGTTAGGTCGATATTTTTCTACCCATAAAAAACTATCCATTTACGCACCATATGTCGAATCTTGTTCGAGAGTAATCCAATACTGAATTGGAAGTTTTTGATGGCGGAATGTCGAAATCTTGTTTTTCGAAATACCCACATCATAATCACCTTCAATTAGTTTGAGATTTTCCGACCGGAAATACATAGTAAACGGATCGTCAGATTTGCCCACCGGCTCTTCGGATACATTCGATGTATCATCTTTTTTATCCAATGCACTAAAGTAAACTACGCCATCATCTTTGGTCGACAAAGAATAATCGGGTAATCCACTGATAGACGCGACCTGATTGATAGTAGACAGGGTTTCGTGTGGTAATTTCACATTAATATCCCATTTAGGTGATTCCTTAGAACCTTTTGGATTATTTTTAGAATTATCCATCTCAAATGTATTCTCGACAAATACAATGATAGATGGTTCTGCGGCCATAAA